TCCAAAGCCATAAAATCCAAGTCCTGGCAGAAATTTGAAGTGGACAAAATATTGAATTTTATTTTTCTTTAGATCATTGGGCGCATAGTTTCTCCGTATGGAGAGTACTACTCGGCTGCCTTCTTCTACAGTTACTATGTAGGGCAATTTTATTCCTGTCGGTTGGCCATCGCCACCGATTTCTTCAAAACCTTCTAAGTCTAAATTTACATGACACTCTAGTAAAGTATAAATTGGTTCTTGTTTACCAGTTTTTTTAGTGCCATCTAGCTCACGTTCTTTTTTCTCTACAGAATTTTGTTCAACATTTCCTGGTGGTGCTAATTCTACATCACTGTAAAAACCGGACACTTGTTGTTTTCTTAATTCATTTTCTGAAATTTTTACTACGTGAATAACAGACTCTGCATCATCTAAACTTGTTGCCGTATACGGCACAACTAATTCATCTGCTGGCACAAATTTAGATACCACTCTTCCAAGAGGAACATCGTAATAAACTTTTTTAAATGTAGATCCTGCAAGTGGTAAATGAAATAACATAGAATCAAACTCTGCTTCGTACTCTTTCATTTGATCCATAATTAAATAATTCATATAATCTTTAACACGATTTGCTTGTTGTTCTGTTGCTGGGTTTTTAATACCAATAATCTGTGTTCTTACTGGTCCATCTGCTGGTAATAATTCTTTGTATGCTTGAGCTTGAAATTGTGTAACAGCTTCTGCTAAAACTGGGTGCGTTGCACCTGAAGCTCCTTGAAATGGTTCTGTTCTGTTTTCATATTTAAAACCTAAAAGATCTAAACCTGTTTTATAAGACTCTTCCCATTCTTTTCTTGATGACTTATAATCCATGTAGTTATTAACCATGTCAGCGCCAACTGGTTCTAAAACATCGTCTGGTAAAATATCTGCTAAATTATCAAAATGATTTTCTGTGCCTGGTATATTTATAGCACCTGGTTCAAAGTCTAATGTTGCGCCACCATCTTCTTCAGGTGTAACTTCTACTGGACCTTTTAATTCTTCTGGTTCCTGAACCGTAACCTCTTCTGTTATTTCTTCTTCCGAAGGAATATCAATTTTGGTTCTAGTGTTCGGGAGTCCTTTATCTATATCTGCCATTTATACTCCTATCTA